TGCGCAGCGTGGTCGATGGGACTTCCCGGAACTTAAAGAAATAGCGTCAGAAGAATATAATTACTGGGAACCTGAGATGGTTCTTATTGAAGCAAAAGCGAGCGGTATGCCGTTGTCCGATGAACTTCGTCGAATAGGAATACCCGTAACCAATTATACACCGTCCAGGGGTAACGATAAACGGACAAGGGTCAATTCAATTGCACCGATGTTTGAGTCAGGAATGGTCTATTATCCAGAGAACAGAACTTTTGCTGAAGAAGTTATTGAAGAATGTGCCGCTTTCCCGTATGGTGAGAATGATGACTATGTCGATACGGTCACCCAAGCGTTGATGCGTTTTAGACAATCAGGATTAATTCAACTACGGATGGACTACGAGCCAGAGCCCGTAGATAATACAAGGAGAGTATTTTACTAATGAGTGGTGATAGACCTTTAAAGTTTGAAGACTTTACAAACGTGGGAACAAGTTGGAGTCAAACCAATACGATCGGGTATCAATTGCCGGGTAATGATAATATATTTGTACTCAGTGATGTTATACAAATGATTAGGGACTCCGGTGGACTTTTTGGTGGTAAAGCAGACGGGGGTTTGATTGGATATTTTGACGGCGGAATTGTTTCCTTGTTAAGGAGGTAGTATGGCATTTTTAAATCATAACATACCTCCATTTTCAGCATATATTAAAAACGAATATCTTTATGATCATACAAAAGGTCATGGTGAACACACATTTTGTGATGTTCATTGTGTTGCTTCTTTAGAACGTAGAGCTTTACTGTTTGAATGTTTATTACCCAACGGTGTTAACTGGACACGTAGACCCATACATGCATTTGTATGGAAAAAAGATGCACCTAAACACGAATTAAATATTCATCAATATTGGGATTGTTTTTCTTCGTACGTAAACGTACAGCGTCGAAATAGATTAGCAAACTGCAGGGCAGAACTAATTGATTGCAAAGGTGTTAAACGTAAAGGTACCTACATGTTTACTATTGACTGGTCATGGGAAGATAAAGCTTCTTTTTTAGATACAAATTTTTCAGAAGACCCAGAACATAAGTGCGCGCATATGTTTAGAATGGATGAGGGTAATTTCTTTGCGTACCCTAACAACAGAATTATATGGTACGATGATGCGTTTATGGAAAAAAGGATTGAAGAAAATCCCGGATACTTAATTGATCAAAATTTTTACACAGTGGAGAACACTCGTGAAGATTCATGGACGGATGACTCTTACATGACACAATTTGAACGTGAAAAGTGAAAATATTTTTTGACCATATTTATGGCAATACAACTACGTTTGATTTAATTTATTCTTTAGCTCTTGCTGAAGTCTCAATTGGAGAAGAAGAAAGTGCACTAGATAAAGGTTGGACTCCGATTGATTCTTACTTCTATCCTTTAAAAAATTTAATATGGATAAATTCTAGAACTACTAGAATTAATATTGAAAATTTTAAATGGAGAAAAAAATACAGACGACTTAAAAAAAATGATGTTACGTTTAAGTTTTTTTTAAAAGGTGAGCCGATGCCTTATGATCAAGAATGTGAACGCGTATACGAACATTATTGTAAATTAAAAAAATATAACGACCACTCTGATCAACTTTACGATCACGATTTTAAAGACAATGACTACGTTGTTTATTTTTATAAAAATAAAATAATTGCCTATTCTAGTTTTAAAAGATTTGAGAACTCCGTGGTGGCAGGAGAATTTGCATGGGATTACGAAATGCCCGAACTCAATATGGGTTATTTTTGTGTGAATGTAGAATGCGAATATTACTCACGTATGGGTTTAAAGTATTATTATAATCCTTTTGCCTATCAACTAGTATGTGATTACAAATCTCATTTTGATAAGTTTGAGTGGTGGACAGGCAGAGAATGGAATACTGATAAAAAAATTTTTCGCACTTTGTTGAAAAATGACAGCGCTACTAATACCTTAGAAGATCTCGATAAAAACACACAAAAATTTTATATCTTGAAAGAGCAGAAATAATCTATTAATATTAGCGATGATTAATCGTTCACAATTAGGAAAAACCACTATGAAAAAAAATGGTAAAAAATTAAAAGGCAATCAAAATAAATTAGATGCCAACAAAGATGGTAAAATATCTAAAGAAGATTTCGCTCTTTTGAAGAAAAAGAAGAAGAAAAAGAAAACTAAGAAGAGCAAGTAATGGGAAAACTTTGTCCAAGAGGTAAAGCTGCAGCAAAGCGTAAGTTTAAGGTCTATCCTTCAGCGTACGCTAATATGTATGCGTCAGCTGTATGTTCAGGTAAAGTTACACCTGGGGGGAAAAAGAAAAATAAAAAAGCTGACGGGGGAAGAGTTGGTTTTAAGAACGGCGGATCATCAGGTAAGATTGCCAAAGGTTGTGGTGCGGTTATGAGTAACCGTCGTAAAGTAACCCAGTATGTCTGATGGCGAAAAAAGGTTTAAGAGCATGGGTCAAAGAGAAGTGGGTGGACATTGGAGCACCCAAGAAGAATGGGAAATACCAGCCATGCGGGAGAAGCAAGGGGTCAAAGAGGAAATATCCAAAATGCGTACCACTTGCAAAGGCCACACGAATGACAAAGTCGCAAAAGGCGAGTGCTGTCAGCAGAAAAAGAGCAGCGGGTAACACAGGACCCAAACCAACAAACGTAAAAACGTTTGCGAAACGTAAAAAAGCTGCGAATGGGGGATCAATGAGTAATTATAGACAACATTTACGAAAACCGTGAAACCAACAAAGATAGGAAACGAATGGATAACATCCACTTATAAAAATTTTCCTATTAGCAGGTTAAAAAACAAAATAAACAAGGAAAAAACATGGCAAGAACACCAGCGTGGCAACGAAAAGAAGGCAAAAGTAAGTCAGGAGGCTTGAATAAAAAGGGCGTGGCGTCATATAGACGTGCAAACCCTGGTTCAAAGCTAAAAACTGCTGTTACAACGAAGCCATCTAAGCTAAAAAAAGGTTCCAAAGCTGCAAAACGACGTAAATCGTTCTGCGCACGTATGAAAGGCATGAAAAAGAAACGTACAGGTTCAAAAACTGCACGTGATCCTAACTCTAGGATCAATAAATCTTTACGAAAATGGAATTGCTAACATATGTTGTGCCGAAATTGTGATCACGAGTGTCATTGTAGTAATAACGGTCAATGTGCTGTATGCAAGTGCTCAAATTGTGAGCATAATGCCTTGGACGAATTTTGGGATAGGCTAGATGAAAAGGAAGTTGACGCAAAGCAATAAAAACAGTATTCTGAGTTAGCATTATAAGGGTAGTATTATGATAAATAGAGACAAACGTATTAAAGATTCTTCTCGAGGATTAGGAAGCATGATGATGGCTTCAGATCCTGAAGAAATGAAAGTTCCAACAGATATGATAGATGATCCCGGAGGAACATTTCAAACTGATGAAACAGAAGCAATTATGCAGATTATGGAATCAGGTCAATTAACTCAAATTAAAGAATCAATCGATCCATCTACACTTTCAGACATTATGTCAATGTATGATTCTGCTGTAGAGGATGGAAGATTTATGGGTTCGTTTGACGAATTTTTAGCAACCATACTTGTACAAGAAGCGAAAAAAAATTCATCAGGCATGGATCAAGGTATCATGTCAACAATGAGGGGCTAATATGGCCATTGATAGAGAGATGCCTCTCAAAGAACAAATGAAGTTCGACATAAAGGCAGAAGAAATAGACATTATGGAAGGCGATCCACAGTTAGATGCTGATGGAGGAGCTACAATTAATTTTGGACCAGAAAGTAAAATGTCTGAAGGCCATTCTGAAAATTTAGCAGATTATTTAAGCGACGGTGATCTTGATGTTATATCAAGAGATTTAGTAGAAGCATACGAAGGTGATAGAGACTCAAGAGAAGAATGGTCATCAACTTATGCTGAGGGATTAGATTTACTTGGTATGAAATATGAAGAAAGATCAAATCCATTTCCCGGTGCGTCAGGTGTATCACATCCGTTACTTGCAGAATCAGTAACACAATTTCAAGCACAATCTTATAAAGAATTATTTCCTGCAGGCGGCCCTGTAAAAACTCAAGTCATGGGTATGATTAATCCTCAAGTTGAGGCGCAGTCTGGCCGTGTTAAAGAATTTATGAATTATCAACTAACCCACGTCATGGAAGAATACGAACCCGAGCTTGATCAAATGCTTTTCCACTTACCCTTATCAGGTTCGGCGTTTCGTAAAATTTATTTTGACAACACACTAGGACGACCTGTTTCTAAGTTTGTATCATCAGAAGATTTAGTTGTTCCATACGAGGCGACTGATTTAATGACATGCGCACGAATTACTCATGTTGTAAAAATGATGTCAAATGAATTACGTAAGTTTCAAGTATCAGGATTCTATCGTGACATAGATTTAGAAGATCCTAAAGATGATGATCCAAGTAAAGTTAAAGAAAAAATTGATGAACTTGATGGTCGTAAAAAAGCTTATACAAAAGATAATGTTCACACGTTATTAGAGATGCATGTTGACCTTGATCTTCCAGGTTATGAAGATGCCAATGAGGCAGGTGAAGAGACTGGAATTAGTTTACCGTACATTGTAACTATTGAAGACAACTCAGGGGAAATTTTATCAATACGTAGAAACTGGAATGAACAAGATCCACTCAAAACTAAAAAACAATATT